CATCAAAAATTTCGAAGAACGAACCCTCTGGAGTGTCAATTCCAAGTCTGTCAATATTTGTGGTTTCTCTTGCTTTGTCAAAAATTAAATTACTATTTGCAATTGTTTCAAACTCATAACCATTGACATATGCTTTACCGGGAGATAAAACACCAACAAACTTCGTTTCATCATCTGGGGAGAAAACATCAGAATAATCTTTCGAAACGAAAGTAAATGGGTTAACTGTGTAGTTACCAGACTCATCAAATGTTCTTCGAGCGAGAGTTTTTTCCAACTCAGCATAGTCAGCAGTCTTGACTCTTTTGACTGTCGTGCCACCGTTGACTCTGACGAGTTCAACATAATCTGATGTTGTACCATCAATCACAAGTCCACCTGCGTCAGCATTAGATCCGGTCAAACCCCTCTGAACAAGAGTGGGAGTAATTACAAATCTATCAGCACCGGGAGCGTTGTAATTGTTAAAACCAAAAGCAGGATCATTCAAACTTGCATCTTGGTTAGCGTTTACTGTTGTCTTTACAATATCAAATCCAATTGATGCATCTGGCTCAACAAAGTTTCTATAACCACCAGTCGAGGAGTATGCTGCAAACTGTTGAGCATCATTTAAAACAAAATGACCGTCAAGGAAGTAATAACCCTCATTGACCGTCACGAAGTTTGTCGCGGTTCCGATTGAGGCATCAGTGGTTGTGGTAGTTGCAATACCAAAAGTCAAGCCAAGATTGTTGTCTCCGGTGGTTGACAAGACTGGCTGGGAGGTGGTGAATCCACCACTTGTATTATATTCAATAAACAAAACTTGGTGTGGATCGTTCGTGAATCCATCGGCTGCTAGTGGTTGGTCAAAAGCACCAATGATTGTGGCAAGGGTAGTTGAACTATCACTTTCAGTATCGTCTGTGATTCTTTGACCAATGATTGAGGATAAGTTTTCAGCAGAAATTAGATTAGTATTATCAAGTCTAATGAACGAGGTAGAAGAAACAGAAACTTCTCCGCCAAGAATGACTGAGCCATTTTCAAAAATATGCTTACCGAATCTTTCAATTTGATTTTGTAAAATTGATTGAACTTGTGAGAGTTCCCGCGACTGAACTGGCAGTCCGGGCTTGAAAAGAATTTTGGCAAACTTCTTTTGGGGTTCAAAGTCATCGTAATAGGGAGATCTTCCCATGATCTCTGGATCAAATGCACTTGTTTCTGAATTTTTGCCAATACTCATGTTTACTCCTTAGAACTCAATTACTAACTCAACAACATCGTCTGAACTTTGGTTGCGAGACACAGCGGTTATACCATCTATGTATAACAAATTACCTGAATTTAAATCTAATTCCGGTCCAGAAATATTCTGAACAGTGACTCCACCAACATTGCCCCCACAAGTCACAATTTCTGAGGGAGTGAAAGATAAGGTTCCAGAACCGAATCCTTTTTGAACATTAGTGACATACATTGTTGCCCCGTTTGCTGCTGATGGGTGAAGTCGAACTTCCGAAATTGTTCCCGTGGATAAACTAGCACCAGTGATAGAAGTATCGATAAGAGGAAGTGAATTTCCTGTGGAATTGTTATATGAAATTCCAATTTCGTGTGTGCATCTCCAATCAGACTTGATCACTGTCAAAGAACTATCTAAAGTTCTTGTTCGAACATGTTTCAAGTTACCACCCTGCGATGCTAAAGTTGATCCAACTGTTTGAAGATTTTGAATTACTTCGTCAGTGGTAAATCCACCAGAACATCCTTTGATATTTTTGATTGTTAACGTACCCGATGACTCGCCATCTCTTCGCACACTTATGACTCGACCAAACGAGTTGTTAGTGTTACCGAAAATAAAGTCATTACTAAAATCGGATACAAAAGTTTTTGACAATTGCCCGGATGCAGGTTTAACGTCAACCACTGTGCTAGTAAAATTATCAAAACCTGCACTCAGTCCAGTATTTGAGTAACTAATACCAACCGAGGGTGATCCCCAAATACCAACTTCATTATAATCATTTCCAATCATTGCATTTGCGTTTTCATCACCCTCAATTTTCACGCGAAGTTTAACATTAACAGGGAGCAACTCACTTACGGGATCTTTTCCTAAAGCATCGAAAATTCTTGGTGCGAGTGTTGGAGCGGTCCCAGAATCTTTTGCCGTCCCAATTTCTGCTGTAACGTTGGAGTAGTTAGAACCAACATCTGTTACGACAACCTCTCTTGCTGTAAAATCTGTATTCACTTCAACATATGCTGTCGCACCGCTACCATCACCAGTAAAATCTACTAAAGGTAAAATTTCATATTTGTCACCAACATCAGGTGTAGCACCTGTGATAGAACCATAAATGATTTGATTGTCAGCACCAACATAATCTGTGATTTCTGCTACGATTCCAATGGCGTTTCCATCAACAAATCGTATAGCGTAGCCGTTGTAGTAATCATCTGACGCATTTGCAATACCTCCACCAAGAACAGCACTTGTTTTACCAGCGGAAAGCAAAGTCCTATCTGGATTAGAAAGAATTGATTTGCCATAAACAGCAGTGTTTGTTCCAGTGATACCCACAGATCTGATCGTTCCATTCAAAGCATCAGTGATTGCAGCGTATTGTGAAAAGTATTGACTTTGTTTTGCCGACTCTCCGTACGCTGTGACCAGTCCAGAATAGTATGGTAATGTTTCAATCGGAATGTAATCATCGTCAATAAATTTTTGATTCGCACTACTGACCGTAAAAATATATCTCCACTCATATCCATCAGAAAAAACTTCTGGGTCGGGTGCAGTTGTGTTTGGAATATTTACTGAAGATCCCTCTCCCTTTTTAAAACAAACGTACACACTAGAGTTTGCATCATTGTAAACATAATAGTTTTTTGTAGTCATGTCTAAAGACGGGTCATATTCATCATATAAAGTTCCGCTCGTCCAGTTGACTCTAGGAATCAAAAGAGAAACATCATCGGGGGTGATTAATTTTGCAAACAAAATATTCTTTCTTGTTGCATCATCGTTTTGCTCGGTTCTTGAAGACTGAGCATCACCAAGAACTCTGCCGATTAAGATAAAGGAGTTTTCATCTCTGAAAGCATCAAAAGATTTTACATATCTTTTTGCCAGATCAGTTTTGAATTGTTGGTCAATTGTAACGGTAGCCATTTGCTCTCCTTATTTGGTTCTCATGTTATCTGTGAAGTCTTGAATATTTATGTGTTGCATAGCAATGTCTGTGGTCACCGATGTATCACTAATAAAGTTAATGCCGCCAGTCCCCGCGATAAATCTCTCAGCCCCACTTTCAAGTGCAATCATTTTAATTTTTGCACCAGTTTGATTATATTCATTTGTAAATTCGCCACTGATAACGTCAATTGCTATTGTCTCACTAAACGTGACACCACTGGTGTCTTGTGCAGAGACACTTACTGATGGTGAACTAAGTTCAAGTCCAAATCCACCAGTTGCAGATGATTCAATACTCGCAACGCTGGATAAATTAGAACTAGAGATTGTGGAAAGTTGAGCGATTGTTGAACCAACGATTGTTCCGATTGCAGTTGTCATGTTTGTGTCGCGTTGAACGACAGTATTACCAATTGTGAATCCTGCGGTAAGAGATCCGCTCACACCCACCGTTGTTTCTGTAAAAAATCTAATTCTTCTTAGCGTTTGAATGCTAGTTGTAATACCGTTAACAAGATTTTTTGGATGTCTGTAAATATTCCAATGATCTGCCGTGGTAGAGTCAGTGCCACCAATCATTACTAATTGGTCAATGTTTTCTACCGTGTAACCTACAAGGGTAGTGCCTGCTGTCACACCATCAAAGGTGAAACCATATGCCTCTGGGTTCAAAGTGCCAGCGGATATGCTACCCATCGCTCCGGGTGTGAAGCCAGCAGTTTTTGGATCATGGGTTACAGCGGAACCTGATGAAAATGTTCCAAGAGATGCAAGTGTAAGTCCGTTGTATCCGGTTGGATAGTAGTCCGCAAAGGTTGTACCATAAGTTTCACCACGAAAGTCAGCGGTCATGTTAAATGTGGCTGGAGTGTAGTTACCAATCTTTGCATTTACTACAAGATTATCATTTGTGATTGAACTATATTTTGCACCAGCCGTGGCACTAATGTTAAATAATCCTCTTGTGGATTTAATCTTTGTTGCTGCTGCACTGACACCACTCGAAAAAAGCAAAGAAACTGTGCCAAAAGTGAAAGGATCTGGAAGAGAGATGCCACTGGGCGTAAACCGAACGACCTCCGCTGTGGCAGACGCATTACCATTTGCCAGCAACAGGTTGATGGTGTCACCACGTTGAAAATTACCTGTGCCTTCAAGAGTTTCAATAATTTCGTAATCAGCGTCACTTTCTGGTGGTCTAAAGTCAAAGGTTGTTGCGTTGAAGGTTCTCTTGATAAGATGCTCTGAGAAAAATTTAGTGCCAGCGGGGTGACAAACTTTTCTAAGAATATCTGCATAGTCAGACAACTGTTTTTCTGCCCGAACAATGTAAGAGTGGGTTTGGTATTTGTTGTTGTCGGGCAGTCTAGACTCAGAAGATAGCAAAGACTTATCACTTAAAAATTTCTTTCGATCTTGCGAGACTGCTTTATTACCAATCACATCGAGTGAGGAGCCAGTGCCATTTGTATTAATAGTCGCAGTGTAAGTTTCTCTTTCCAGAAAAATAGATCTTGAGTCAATCGGAGCAACGCTTTCAATATCACCGCTTCGTCCGACTGCGGAGACAAAAGTAGTTGCGACTAAATTGCCTGATGAATCTGTGATCGAGATGGTATCATTGATCGCGTGTCCAGATCCAGACAGTCCAACATCCACAGATGAAATTAATGGCAAACAAGTTTCATAAAATGTGGTGGAGCCTTTTGAGAATTCTATTTCTTTATTAGGAATGAACGTTCCGCTAATATCTTTAAGTTTAATAGTGCAAGTTTTCAAACCATTATTTTGACTTAAATCAAAATCATCAATAAAGGCAGAGCAAATCTCTCCAGAAAATCTTGATGTAATTTTTTGACTTACTCGACCACCAATAACTCCTTCAAAGTCTGCGGGTAAACTCACTCTGGTTGTTTTCAGTATTCTCTCAATATCAATATTGGAGTCTGAAAGTGTTAACAGTAAATCTTTTGGATACGATACCGATGCCTCAACACCAAAGACAAGTTTGAAAAGAAAGTTGATCGACTCACTGTCACCTTTTCTTCCATACAAATCCTTTGCAATTTTCACCAACTTCTCAGTGGACATCCCAGATGTTACTTCATTGAAACCGTAAAGATACTCGCTTTTGAAAAAGTCTAGAAAGTTTGAAAGAGTTTGATCGATGTCGATGTATGTCGCCATCCGAACAGCCTCGGCTCTTGGATTTCCAAACTCCTCAGCCCATTCAAAATAAGTCTTTAAAAATTCAATAAAAAGCGGATATTCTTCACTAATGTAACTTGGCAACACATCATTCATCAACACCGAAACTCTCTCGTCCACTGAGAGAGTGATGCCGTCACCCTCAACCACACCTTGTAGTGGTGGTGGTTGAACAAGACCTAAAAGAATGCCTGCATTTTCAAGACTCAATCCACTAGACATCAATAACCTCCATAACCGCCACCGCCTCCGCCACCACCACTAGAAGTTGTGGATGATGATGTGCTTGCTGATGAGGTTGACGTTGAAGATGTGCTTGTGCTAGTTCCCGATGAGGAACTTACTTGACTTGGTGTGTAAGATGTAGCCTGTGAAAGTGTCTGAACGCTAACAGCGTTTGCCAATGCATCCGTATTATCATAAACAATAACTTTATCTCTAACAGAGGTCAAAACATCTCCGCCAAACTTAGCCCTAATTTTGATAGTGCCTAAAGCACCAACTGTGTTGAGTCGTGCAACGTTAAGACTAATTACCCCAGTTGAGTAGTCAACTGTTCCAAAATTAGTTACCAAATTATCAGATGAATCTGAAGTTTCAAAAAGATTAATATTACCAAAACCATCATCTCTGATTCTAACAGTTTTGAATTCACTTCCATCAAGATATAAAAAATCTTCACTACTAACTACAATTTCATGACCATCATGGGGATGGAAGATTGGATTTGCAAAATCAATTGAGTAGTCTAGTGCTACATCAGAAACAGGAGTTATTCTTCGCTCCATTTCAATGTTGGTATTTACTGAGATTATTGATTCAATGTTATCTGATAAATCTTTTTCTATTGCAGATGACGCAAGGAAAGTATCATAGTCATCTGTGTTATCTAAAACATAAACAGATAAAGTGTTTCGCACTAAAGTAGACAAAGAATTTGAGGTAAGTGTAGTTTTGTTTACATCGTAAACCACGCGAGTGTTAAATCTAGCGTATGTAATTTCAGGATCAATCACAACTGGATTGATCGTCACAGGACATCTATCTTTGAGGAATGACACAACATTATTTTTGAAATCAGTTGTTGTAATCGTGTTTGCCACTGGCTTGAAAGAGATGATGACACTTCCATACTGAGGGGGAGAGGCATCTTCACCACCGTAGACAAAAACAGAAGAGAACCCAGAAAAGTTTGACTCAATCAAAGTTTTAAAATCTTCTCTTGTCACAGCCCTATTTTGCATGGAGTAAGACCTTGGTGCTAATCTTCTAATGCTATCAATTCCTTGTGGTAAAGCACCACCTGATGCATGACTTACGACATCCACCGTATTACCGTTGGCAAATCTGAAAGAGTTGACTCCAAGATCAGAATCAAAAATGCCAACGTTATTTGCAAGAGGACCGCTGGTGCTAAGATAACTAACTGTGACAACATTCCCTGCTGCAAGAGTGACACCAACAACTCCGTCACCAAAGTTTACAGAGTAGTTTCCGTTGTAGTCCTCCTCGACAAAATATGCTCGACTCCCGGCAGTCAGAGAGATAGCATCATTACCCTTCACCCAAGAATTTGTGATACCACTTGTATCTGTTGCAGACTCCTGAACGGTCACTTTGATGGTGGTGGTGTCAACAAACTTATCATCAATCTCAACTTTTTGATAATTTTCATTGTTTGGCACAACAATAGTTTTACTTTTTAACGCACCCTCTTTTACGGAGAGATTCGAAATGTGAGGTGTGGTTCCTCCACTATCAGCAGTGAGAGAAATAGTTGCACTTTCTAAGTTTACAAAATTGTAATTTCTACCATTTACAGTTGTTGAAAAAATATTACCAACAGGAAGAACGCTTGAGTAACCAGCAGTCGATCCAAGAATCACATTTACGGACGCTGTAGGTGCTGAGTAGGATCTAGGAGTGTAACCAAGTGCCTTTGCATGAGAAACCACGGACGCTCTTTTTTTCGCAGTGTCAAGAAACATTTCGTTTGCTGCAAAGTTATTGTAGATGCCTTGATAATATGTGATGTATGCCAAAGTGTCAATCAGAGTTGACATCGCTGATCCTTCAAAATCGTAGTCTGTGAACGTATCTGAATTTGAAAGATATGTTTTGATGTTTTGTCTGACAACATCAAAATCTACTGAGTTGACGCTAAGGTTTTTTGCTGGCATTATCTAAGCCTCTCTAATTTGAAACTGGTGGTAATTGGTCGTGGATCATTTTTTAATCTAAATGTCAACTTAACTCCATAGCGACTGTTTGCTTCATCAGGATAGGCCAGTAGATCAAGAATAACTGCTCTATTTTCATACAAATTGATTGACCTGCGAATCGAGTCGGTAATTTTTACAGTTGTGATCGGATCAACTTGATCAAATAGTAAAGAACGAATTGATCCGCCAAAATCTGGATTGAATTTTTTCTCACCTGAAGAGGTAAGAAGAATATTTTTGATGGATCTAATCACAGCCTGCGCGTCAGTTTTTACCGACACATCTCCCGTTATGGGATTACGAACAAACTCCATGTCTAAATCTGTAAACCTACTCATATTTGTATGTATCAGATATTGAACACCTTGTCAGCGACTATTTTTCCAAAACAAGGATCGGCAAGCATCGCTAAAATTGAAAACCCAAAAGTTGCTTTGACAAGATATTCTGTCGCAGCCAATACCAATGCTCTTTCATTATTGATCAGTTCTTCCACTGCGGTTTTTGCCACCATGACATTATCATATGCATCAACCAGATCTTGCAAATTTTGGGTCGAGGCGTTTAGAAAACTAATATTTCCATTAGAGTCTCTAGGTAGAAGATTAAGTGCGGTTCTAAAATCACCCTCAAGTGCAGCGTTGATACCATTTGTAAGATCTGTACCCGGACCCAAGACACTACCAAAAAATTGGCTATAATTGTCAAGCAATTCATCAGTGTTTGACAATGAATTTACAGTATTATTGAAACCAGCAGCCAAAGATTGGATGGCAGAGATGCCGGGCATATCAGAGACACCACCGTTTTGGTCAAACCCATCTTTTGTTAAAGAAACACCACTAAGAATGTCACTCTGCTCTTGCATGAAGTTTGCCGTATTAGTCACACGATCTGATAGACTTGTGATAAATTGTGCTGCTGTTGGATTCTCACCACCAAATAAAGATAAATCCACACCGGGGATCGGAGTTCCGAGTTGAGTTCCATCCAGTGTCATAAAAACTGATCCAACTGCATTATCAACTTCTGTGATGATTTTTCCAACCTCAGCACCAACAGCATTCAAAGCATTTTGCACTGGATTAATAAAAAGTTCTCCAGAGATTGCTTTATTGATAATATCAAGAGCCTCGTCTGAAATAGGAAGTGCCGGAATATCACAACCTGAAAGATCTATAAAATCCTGATTGATGAGTGGAGCAATATTGATACCCTCTGGAAAAGCACTCATGGTCCCACCACAACCGAAGTAGCACATGTGGTGTTATCCACCTTATCGAGTAAATTATTAATATCTGTACCTCTTGTCATATTTAATCCTCCAACTAAGACTGATTGTGATCCCGTGATTATTTCACTAATAACTTTTTCGGGTGGATATGGTGAAACCATTGAACTAAGTCTTGAGGCTGGCTTGCCCTCAATCAAAACTGAGAGTTCACCAGTAAATATTTTACCAATGCCCTCCTTGCCGATTACATTAGTATCAACCGTAGCAGCAAATAAAGCCATCAGATTTCCACCCATGCGGATGTCACTCCGCTTGTGCTTCCGTCAGAAAGATAAACAAACAATCTTCCCGAGCCAGTGTTCAACCAATATTGTCCGATGTTTGCAACCGGAGGCACGAAGTTGCCAACAAATTTTGCGTCTGTTTGATTTGATCCACGGATACCACTTAAAATATTATCAGTGGTTATCGCTGTTCCTGAATTGATTGAGTTTTCAAAAGTAATGCCGCTTGGCTCGATGATTGGTCGAGTTGTTTTGAAATACTTTACAAAATCATTTTCGATATTATTTGCTTCGTCCAAAACACTTTGATCTGTTAGTGGTCTGGTGGACTCAAGATTAAATTTGAAGGGTCTTCTTTCTTTGTTACTTTCATAAAAGGAGCGAAGATTTTCTATTTCATCATTTGTTAAGTCAGGATGAACTTTGTTGATTTCTGCGTTTGTCATCGGTCTATTGATACCATGACCACCTTGTGTGATCATTTCGATAAAGTGATATCTTGCGGTTTTATTTGGAAAGGATGTGTAAACAGAATATTCAGGCTCATCTTTGAATTCAAAAAAATCAAAGCCTTTCGCTAAAATTATTTTGATGGAGCGTTCACCGTTCGCTGTAAGATCAACCACATTTTGAAAAGTAGGCATACAAAAACTCCTTAATCACTATTCAACTTGATCGGAAAACCACGAATCGAAGTGCTTAGTCCAGTAATATTTATTTTACCCAAAGCATTCAAATCAAAATCACCCAGCACAGAAATGGACAAATCATCTGATGCAGTTAGTCGAACGTTACCGTTTAAAATTAAACTTGTGTCACCATCAACTTGTACGTTTGCATTACCCTTGATGTGAACATCGTCATCACCAAGAATCGCTGTATAGTTTCTATTTACAACTTTTAATACTCTTTCGCCATCAGGTCCAAACTCCTCAAAAGTTCCGCTTCTGTGTTGAGTGTGTATTCTTTCCGCACCGGGAGTGTCATCAAACTCTTGAACGTGACCACTTTCCGTGAACCTTACATGATTAAATGGATACTCAGCGTCATATCTTGGTGCAGGCTCAGAGATTGATGCAAATGTAAACATCGACCCAAGATGTTGAGCCATCTCATCAAGATTTTGTTGTCTGTTGATAATTGGCAAACCACTATCACCTGACGCTAAAGTGTTTGTATCAGAGAAAACGTTTGGACCCTCTTTCAAAGGATACTTTCCGGTTGGATCTCTAAAACCACTATCATCATCATTCAGAGGAACACTCTCACCACCAATTGATCCTAAAATTACTGGCAGTTGTGCGTTCTCACCATCTCTGAAAAATCCAAAAACCCATGTGCCTTCAACAAGCCCAAGAGGTGTCGTGCCGATACCATTCATCGCTGCCGATGTAATTGGCTGAACTGGATGCGCCCAAGGTAAGTCTTGTGTTGGAAGATCAACTTTATTTTCTGTATGATATCCAAGACAACGAACTCGTACTCTACCCAATTGTTTAGGGTCGTTCCTATCTTCTACCACACCTTGCCACCAATGAAATTCATTTAACATTAAGCACCCACTCCCTCACTTGGTTGTAACTGAACTGTTGAAGATTCAGTTGTTTTGAAATTTTTACTTAAACCAAGTTTCATTCTATGACTTTTTGTAATAAAGTCAATCACATGTGTAACCGAGTCAACCAAGTATGTGGTTGATAACTGCTTGTCGGAAGAATTATCTTGAGAGGCAGTCGCAGGTGGTATAAGAATTTGCACAGTATTACCGGCTTCAATAAAATGCATACCAGAAGTGTTTACTTCCATGTAAGTATCCATGGATAATGCCTTCTCACTATGAACCAGTTGTTGAACATCCGCGTGTCCGAAGTTCCGTTCATCAATTTCTCCACTAAACCTTGACTTATTAAATCTACCCGAGGCTATGTCTTTTGTAAAAACTTTATGCACCCCATCACTTACCTCAGTGAATCTTGGAGAAATTTTGTTAGGATTGATGACAGGGTATCTACCGCTGATATTTCCCACATATCCCCTATTGTATGAAAAGTTACTTTTATAGTAAGTCTTATTTGTAATATCATAAACGTACATTGTTGACTGAAAAGCACCATCTCGGATTTGCATCGATCTTTTATGTGAGCCACCAATTTCGAAATCATCCATGTCGTAAATGTTCATAATTGGTCCGGGGTTGTATTGCGAATTGTATTGTGCATCGACTTGACTTTTTGTTAAAAGCATCAATGGTTTTTGCTCATACAAATATTGTCTGGGGGCTAATTTGAAACCTGTGTGTGTTTCCCAAAACACATAGCCTTGTTTTCCATTGCTTGTTTCAAGATCATGTGTGATCTCTTTAATTTTATACAAAGCCCTAGAAAACGGAAATGCAATTTTTAACTCTTCAGTTGTTTTGCCCGTGACCTTTAGGAAGTCATAATTATCATCAATCATTGTCAACGCTTTGTCTGCTGGCAGTCTCTCTAGAGAAATTTCCTTAAAGTTTGGCAGACTTGTCGTGACCATAGCCTTTCCAGATGTTGAGTCTCCTCCACTCCTGTCATAAAAATAATTGCTCGCAAGATTTTTAATAATATCAATTGCATTTCCACGAACCGACTGACTCTTTACACTGATGTCATTTAAAAATAAAGATGGACTTACAAGGTGTAGTGCCTCAAACTGTGCCGTTTGTTTTGTTCCTCTTGTTTTTGATACAGTTTCGTATACCTTGAACACTACGGTGGCTGGTGTCTCGATAAGTTTTTCATCAACAAAGCCGCCCATACCATTTTGCATTCGTCTTGGCAAGGGTGTTCTATAACTTACAACCACATAGCAGGCTTCCGTAAAATCAATTATCTCAGAGAGTCTATTATTGTCTGTCAAAACTAAAAGACCAGTTTGAAAACAGTCAATCATATTTTCATAAATGATTAATTCTTTTACGAAGTCGCCACTATCCAGTTCAATAAGAGTGTCTGGTGTGTAAAGATAAATTGAGTTGATTACAACATCATCTTTCTTCTCATAAGATTTACGATTCAAGTTTGAAGTATCAGACATCGCTCAACAGTTTCCTCATTTCAAGTTCGACCTGTGAAACGATTGAAGGGTTGGGCAGTTTCAGTGTGCCACTGGTCATGTTTTTAATAATTTCATAATCAGAATTTAGAACACGATATTGATTAACTGAGGTATTAGCCGTAATCAAAGACGTTGGTTCAGCGTATTCGAACAATTGAGTGTTTGATGCTTCTGCTTCGGTGTCTCCAATTTCAATTGTTCTATACTTTTCAAAAAGTTTTGATCTTGCGTCATAACTAGACAAATCTAGCGTGCCACTTGAGAATCCCAAAGAGTCAACCAAAAAGAGCAAACTTTCATCAGTAACACCACTTGAATATTGAGGAACATTCATTGTCTCGCCAGCACCATTTTCCATTGTACCGGAAACAATTAAACTTTTTCCGTTTGCATTTTTGCCAAAAACCATTTCTCCATCACGAATAAATTCTCCTGAAATAGATGCATGATAAAGTGCGGTCACTCCTACCGGACTTCTAGCATCAACAGAAAACAATATGTTACTATTTTGATCATATGATATCACGATTGTCGAAAAAATTCCATCTTGCAAATCATAAACGTATGTGTCATCCGTCACTGTGCCTTGTGATCCTGTTGTGCTGGTGGGACCAAAAAGATAACCATTTCCTTGAATCTTCGTATTACCGATTGAGGGGAATGTATCTTTATCAGGAGTTGATGCAATCATAAGTTTTGTGCCATTTGAATACATCCCCCAATCTTTAGTTGAAAGCACTCTTCTCATGTTTGATGTATGGTACTCATCTCTTCTAGTAATCACACCATCACTTGGAAAACCATCGTATGTGACTGACCCACCAACCTCAAAATTTTCCAGTGGCTTAAATTTAAAAATTATGCTGCCTTGTGTTGCCCCTAAACCAGTGAAGGTGTAACTCGCTGATGTGTTTCCGACCTTTAGTGATGAGACACCGCCAAAGAAGTCTGTGAAATCAAAAGAGCAAGAATTGTTATCGCCTGTTGACGCAGACAAAGCATTTGCACCAAGCACTTTCTCTGTTGATTCATAGAGATATTTGTGAAGAAGCGTGTCGCTAAACAAAGTTGTATTTTCAAGACCATCAGTTGTCGAACTTGTAACACCAAGAGATAATTGAGTGCCGTTCGTATCAGGAATTGTACCAAGAGGGTCTAAGTGAGGTGTAGTCACTCCCAATCCAAAGTGGTGCAATGATGATCGACCATTTTCATCAACCCTAGCGATGTTAGCATTTAAGATTTCGGTGTCGGTTCGAATTATTGCAATGTCATCACTCTTCTTAAAAGTTCCGACTTGTTCATAGAGTTGTATTTTTGAAAGATTTTTATCATAATGCTTGACAAAAGCATAGTTGTTTTCATCATATGAAACATTGCCTGTGTCTCCCTCTCTACGCATCACAAGATCACCGGACTTGATTTCATCATTAGTCACACTAAATGGAAAAGAAAAACCTCTCTCCGTAATAAAAATTGATTGTCCATCATATTTTTTATTGATGAAGTTGTCCATTGAAATTGTATTGAGTGATGAATCATACATCGGGTCAATCATTTCATTAAACATCATGAGCAACCAACTTAAATCTTCTCGTCCATACAAATCTAGAGCGATTGACTCAAGGGTATCTGAGTCTTTCATTTTATATGTCGTGTACGCACGATCTTGTTCAATAGACTCATTTGTGAAGACTGCTTGACGCAAAATGTTTTTTACGTTGACAATATTATCTTTAACTAAAGTTTCAGTATTAGGAAAATTTTTAAAATACATTTTAGAATCCTTGCATGACGAATTGCTTGTTGATCATGATTGCTTGTGTGAATGAAACATTCATATTAACTTGAACAGGAGTGCCATCGACAAAGAATGCAGACTTGGGGTTTGGTGAGTAGTTTGTGTCAATCGCTGTGACGAAACACCTACCGAGTTTTGGCAACTCTGTGTTCTCTACTAAGGTTACCTCATCTTTTAAACCAACCAAGTCTTTTGCAACATCAGGGATCAGATCAAGTAGTTCATCGGGAATATCTTTAGCGAATCCTTTGAACTGACCAAGATTAAAGTTATCTAAAACCTCATCCCTGTTATCGAGAGTTGTCACATCTTTGAACTCACTTGATCCATCTCTACCAAAGGTATCTTTAGCCGTGACATCACCAAGTAAAGTCGTTCGATAAAATTTGATTTCAACTTCATGGGGTGCAAGATAGTTTAGTGTGCTAGGTGCAAGTTGTGGAACAGAGTGAAATCTAAATGATTGAATAATATTTTGCATCATCACAGCCTCTCTCTTGCTGGTCGGAGCAAAAGTAAAGTTCATTGTGAAAGTTTTACGATTCATACCTGAGAACATTGATTCATTTTTTGGATTGGAAACTACACCAAACTGTCCTCGCAAACCATTATACAAATCTAGGTTGATACCAGTTCTGTCTTCTACTGCCCTGCCAATTTTGTCAGATGCCACACTAAGAAATCCTTGCTTGATTCCCTGTGCCACTGCTGTCACATTTCCTGCGGCTGCCTCATATGCGTTTCTTAAAAAGTTTTGACTTTCATCCTCGTATGAGATGTTGTCGGAGAAAGACAACTGCGTTGGAACGTACATGAAAACTCTGTCTTTTGTTGACTCAGAGGCTCTACTAATTCTAACGTCTTTGTATCTTGAAAGTGTGTCTAAGTCCACTTGTCTTTGACTTACAACAACTTCATCACCCGTGACTGGATCAACGAATAAATTAGCATTACCACCGGGCAAGCCCTCTGTTGAGTAAAAATTACTTTTGTATTTTTCAAACACATCTGGTGTGACTTCATACGGATCAACTCCCGCCACTCCCGGTGTGACAGTGTAAACTTTTTCTGTTTCAGACAAGGGACCATACGCATAATTATTTTCAACAAGGCTTTGATTTCTAAATTTAACTTGCGACATCTCACTTGCATCAACTGAGAAAGCGTTAGCAATACCAGCAACTCCTGAAACGGCAAGAGGTAAAAAGTTATCTTTATTAATAATGTTGTTTTCAAGTAAGTTTTCGAAATCTTTCTTAAAAAATTCAAAAGAAACAACAGAGGGAATCTTTGACAAATCACCTTCAAGAGCATCAAGAGGATATCTCATATCTCTCTCAATATTCTCCTCTCCTAAAATTTCACCACGATCACTAAACTTGGCAGACCCCATCTCAGTTGAAGCCTCAAGTGCAAGCCTCCCAGCCTCATTTAAGAAACTGCCTAATTTTTCTCCAACCTCCGTCTGGACTCCAGAACCCTCTCTAGCGAGTGCGCGTGCGCGTGCTTTACCCTCGGCATCTGCTTTTGCCTCTGCCTGTGCCATGGTATCTTGACCGGCAAAGCGATTACTACTAGCCGAAGTTGAATCTGGAACATCACCTTGTTGTAGCGGTGTACCAATATTAGGAACTGGCAATTCTGCACTCTGATTTGGATTATTAAATCTTTGGAAATACTCTTGCAAGAATGCGTTTGATGCCGGTCCCGCAAGAGATATATTTGCCGCTGGAGGATTGATTGGAGATAATCCTGTCTCTGCTATGAAACCCTGTATGTTCCCACTATTAATCGCTTGCTGAATCTGCGCTTGCGAAAAGGCTGAAATGTCATAGACTGTGCCATCGATAGTGAGTGTGCGTGTTTCCTCATTCAAAAATGCCATTTTTTTCTCCTAAATATATGTATGGCTTACCGTGGTAAATACAAACCCAAGAATCCAAACAAATATGTTGGTGATCCAACAAAAATAAATTACCGATCCTTATGGGAAAGAAAGTGTATGCTCACGTTTGATGATAATCCAAACATAATCAAATGGGCATCAGAAGAGATCGCCATACCGTATTTATCACCCGTTGATAGAAAGCGTCACAGATATTATCCAGACTTTATGGTTGAACTTAAGAACAAAGAAGGCAAAGTTGAAACAATCATGATTGAAGTAAAACCAAAAAAACAAACGGAGCCACCAAAGCCTAGAAAAAGAAAATCAGTGACTTATCTCAACGAGGCAAAAACATACGCCATCAATCAGGCAAAGTGGGCTGCTGCTCAAGCCCTATGTGATCGTAAAGGCTGGACATTCAGAATCATGACGGAGAAAGAAATCTATGGCAAGTAATCCAGAACTATCGCTCACCGTTGATTTTTTCAAAGATTTGGTTCCAATGTTTTCAAATCAAATTCCATCAATTAAAGATCTCAAAAATCAATTGATTCTTGAAACAACAGCACAGATGCCTTCACAACTTGGTAGGTGTTATGTTTTTGGATATAGCAATCCAAAAGGTTATGAAAAAGGTGGCAGACTAAAGTATCATCATATTTTTCCTGCATCAATCATGATTGGAGAGGAGGGTGGAGACATGATCGGTATCAATCCGTATTACATACCACCCAGAGTCAGAGTCAAAGTTATAGACTTTTTCTTGAATAATTTGACAACAAATAAAAATATTGATGCTAATGACAGAACTGTTGTAATTTATCAAAAAATAAAAGATACCGCTCTTGGAGAGGCAATGAAGCCTGCGATTAAAAGGTATATCAAATCGAGGATTAGTTCACGGGTTGTAAGACTTTCTCCCCGTCTTTGGATAGACATGTATCTTGGTCAGACATCAGCAAAGATGAACAAATTGTTTAGAGGGGCAAGTGTTTCAGAAGTTTACAAAGATTACCGAGTAAAGTTTCTTAGAAACTACTAAATAAAGATATGGCAGAAGGATTATCAATCACTAATTTTCTCTCTTCGTTGAGCAAGCGAGGATACCAACGAGGCAACAAGTATTTTGTTACCTTTCAAACTATCCCTATGACATTTTCCTCTGCGATTAGAAACAATGGATTTTTGCGAAGAGACTTTAACAGGGAATTCAACTCTCGGGTGCAGTCAGTTGAAGTACCGTCCTTAGCAACTCTAACCTCCGATATCTCAGATCAAAGTGCGCATGCGTATAAACATGTCTATGGTTTTAATATCAGTGACTCTTTGAGTCTCAGGCTTCTCTCAGATGCATCCAATCGTTTCTATTCAGTGTTCCAAGATTGGCTTGAACTTACCACAGGTACGGTGAGTGCAGGACAGATTCCATATCGTGATACCCTTGAATGTGACTTGGCGATTATTGGCTTAGATGATCAAGAAAGGGCGAGACACGGATTCATGGTAAGAAACGCTATCCTAAGTTCGGTGTCAAATGGAAGTTTCGCTGACTCAGATGAGGGTGCAGGGCTTATGTCGTTCGATGTTGTTTTGAATCCAAGAAGCATGGATAGATTAAACTCAGTGGAAGCAGCGACTATTTTTAGATCAAACATTTAATATGAAAGGTTATCATGCAATTACCAAAAATTAAGACTCCTGAATATGTGATTGAATTACCAATCTCAAAACAAAAAGTAACTTATAGACCCTTCTTAGTCAAAGAAGAAAAAATGTTCATGATGCTCAAAGAGGCAAAGGATCAGAACCTTCTCGTAAATAACTTAAAAAAGATTGTTGAGCAATGTATTATTGATGGTCCCAAGATTGATGATATTAGTTACAACGATTTTGAAATTCTATTTTTGAGCATGAGAGTTAGATCGATGGGTGAGTCTGTTGATCTTTCGCTTAAATGTAAATCTTGTGGAAAGCAATCGCCCGTGTCAATTAATCTTGATGATGTTTGCGAAACCACTAAAAAGTCAGATATCGGTGAGGCAAGGATTATGCTGAACGAAGAGGTTGGTGTTACTTGCACACCGATCAAGATGTCAAGAATGGGACAGGCTGCCTCGCTCACAGAGAAAGACAATGTAAACTCAGTGGCATTTTTTATTGATAAAGTTTTTACGAAAGATCAAATTTATACTTTTTCTGAGATGCCATTCTCCGAGCAAAAGGCTTTTGTTGATTCTTTGAGTATGAAGCACATCACTGAAATCACACAGTATGCTGAAAAATTACCAACTGCCTCTTGTGAGGTAAACTATACCTGTGCAAGTTGTGGTGCGAAGAATAATCAACTTGTCAAAGGACTGGAGAATTTTTTTATGTAAGCATGTGTCATGATAACCTTGAGGGACACATGCGTTCAAACTACATACTTTGCACAAGAATGAATATGAGTTTGGGTGATATTGAAGATTTACTCCCTTGGGAGAAAACAACTTACTTCTACATGATTATGGAGCAACTAAAACAAGAACAGGAAGGTTTTAAGCGAAGTGGCAGATCCTAGTGATAACAGTTTCATCGGACCAAGACCAATAGCAGGTCCATCACCAGTTCCGACTGGTGGTGCTGATGTCCCATTCCGTGAGATTGTTGAGGCTTTGCAGGCTGAACAGTCACAAGAAGAAAACATCCTACAGATTAGAGATAATGTTACTACTGACATTGTTCCAGATTTAAATGAACTTGTATCTTTAAATAAAACTTCATCACGCGACTTGCTGGAAGCAGAAGAGGAGCGTGCCGAAGAGGTAAAAGACGTTGAAAAAACTTTGTTTGATAAACTTGGTGATAGGATTACGGGTGCGATTGACCTCGTAAGAAACACCATTCCCAGTCCTCTTAGTATTGCCTTTGCAAACAGAATGGCTGATGTGTTATCTGTGCTTGGCTTGGCTGCTATTCCTGCCATATTAATAAGAGGATTCAAAATTGATAAAGAGATTGCAGCCATCGGAACAACATTATTTGCTATTAATAGAGGTTTGTTTCAAAGTGTTTTTACGATTCCAAAAATTTTGACTGGTTTGGCTCGAAGCACCCAAGCCTTCTTTACCGGGACAAAACTTGCCTCGATAGGACCGAGTATTGTTAAAGCAGTTCAAGCAGCAACATTATTTTTTGCAGAATCTCCAAGAATTCTTCGTGGTGTCGAAATACTCGTTAATTCGTTTATTGCCGTGAAAAATTTTGCTATCAGCACGGGGTCTTTACTTCAAAAAATTGTCACACCAGTTCTCAAGTTTCTTGGTTTTGCGGGCGGTATCTTTAAAACAATCATGCCCTTCTTTAAAGTAGTGTCAGGAATCTTGGGAAAAATTTTCATACCTATCACAGTAGTGCTTGGCATCATCCAAGGATTGTCTGACTACTTTAGGGCTGGTGGACAGGCAGGAATCGGAGGACTTCTCACATCGGTTGTTGGAGGTCTTTTAGAATCTTTTACTTTTGGTCTTTTAGACATTGAAAGAATTTTTGGTTTCTTTGATTTGATTGCGACAAGCGTGCGGAAGGCAGTAAATTATTTACTTTTTGATTTTACGCGGGCAACAGAACTTGAAAGAGAGTTCCAAATCAGGAAAGAGGAACGAGAGAGAAAAAGAGCAGATCGACTTGCCTTGAGAGAGGGCAAGGCGACTAGAGAAACAATCAAAGAGGCATCCGAGCAAGAACTTGAGTCAACTGATATTTTTGCAACCTTGAGTAAAGAACTTGATGAAGTTTTGAGTTTGATTTCAAATTCAAACACCGGGCTAAGAGATACGATGCTTGAGAATAGTGCGCAAACAAATGGTTTGATCGCAAATTCAGTTGCGGCAAATGCTCAGGCTCTTGCCACTCAGGGAGTAGTGAGCGGTAGTAGAGGCGGTGGTAGAGATGTCCCAACTCCCGCTCCGACAGTTGACCCTTACAATAGGGCAGGCGGACGCGATACTCCGGGTGGACCAAGAAACTAAACAAAAAACCCCCAGCCGAAGCCGGGGGTCTTTGCACACATCACACCCGTGATGTTTAGTCCTCACTGGCGAGCCGAGAGAAGTAGTCAAGAGCGGACTCTTCGCTGTCGGGTTCCACTGGTTGTGGAACCGATTCACTAACGGTTTCTGTCGTAACCGTTTCATCCACAGAGGTATTCTCTGCTGTATTGGTCGGCTGCGAACCACCGAGGACGGTTTCCAGACGAGTCTTCAACTCATCATAGGATTTGTAGTTTGTCGGATCAACAAACTCGCTGAGAGGATATTGGGTAGCCCAAACTTCCTTCAACTTTTCTTCATCTCCCTCATACAGAGCAGAGACAGAATCAAACTCCGACTTGTCGTAGTTAGGATAACCAGCGACCTTGCGTTGACGCAATCGGAAGTTTGCACCTTGCCAGAAGTCGAATGGGATGATTGGATCTTCATCCGCAAACTCTGGCTTCATGGCATCCACCAACTTCTGATGAATCTTCATTCCATAACGGAACAAGAAAACCTTACCTTCATTTTCAGGTGCAGCAGGATCAGAAATCACAAGGATGTTGGAGACAAAGTTCTTCTTACGCTTTGTCTTTTGTGAAACCATATCCTTGTTGGCTTGGATGCCGCTGTTCCAAAGACGAGAGTTGTATTCGGAAACAGGGTCTTTCTCACCAAAGGTGGTGCGAGAGTTCTCGATGAACCAACCGCCCGGACCTTGGAAAGCGTGAGA